GTTACTAGACTGGATGAGCGGTAACAATGCAGTTGTTAACGGCGAAGATGGGTTGATTACACACAGCAATACTTCAGCTTCTTACTATCCAAGCGGTATTACCAGCGACTTAAGTGGCAACGATGTTGTTGTTCCTCCAAGTCACATTGTATTGCGTACAATGGCTTACAACGACCAAGTTGCTTATCCCTGGTTTGCTCCAGCTGGTTTAACACGCGGTGTTGTAACAAACGCAACTAATGTTGGTTACTTAAATGGCGAAGGTGAATTCGTTCCAGTTGCATTGACAAACGGTCAGCGTGACACATTATACGGTGACGGAAGTCGTGCTGGTATTAACCCAATTGCTCGTTTCCCAGGACAAGGTTTATATGTTTGGGGTCAAAAGACATTACAGCCATTCTCTAGCGCCTTAGACAGAATTAATGTTTCTCGTTTAGTTTGCTACTTGCGTGAGCGTTTTGATCCGTTGGCTCGTCCGTTCATCTTCGAACCAAACGATACAATTACAAGATCTAATGCAAAGCAAGTGTTTACAAGTTTCTTAGCAGACTTGATGACCAAGCGAGCATTATACGACTTCATCGTTGTTTGTGACGAATCAAACAACACACCTGCTAGAATTGACAGAAACGAACTATGGATTGATGTTGCTATTGAGCCAGTTAAGGCTGCTGAATTCATCTACATTCCAATTCGCGTTGTCAACACAGGCGAGTTATCATAATGACTAAATAATACAGCCTAAGGAGACAATATAATGGCAAGTTTATCACAATTCGGCGTTCCGATTTCAGGCGGTACAACAAGCATTTTAATGCCTAAGCTACAATATCGCTTCAGGGTTAATATGCTCAGCTTCGGTCAAGGTGGCGGGGTTCGCGAATTTACACAAAATGTAATCAGTGTTACTAGACCTAACCTGACGCACGAAGAAATCACATTGGATGCTTATAACAGCAAAGCTTATGTTGCTGGCAAGCATACATGGGATCCTGTTACAATTACATTAAGAGACGATTTAAACGGCAATGTTAATAAAGCTATTGCAGAACAACTACAAAAGCAATTAAGTCATGGCACACAAAGTGCTCCTGCTGCTGGCGGCGACTACAAGTTTGGTATTACTATCGAACAACTTGACGGGTCTGATCAGCCAACAGTAGTTGAAACATGGACATTGAACGGTTGTTTCGTACAGAATGTACAGTACGGCGAAAATAATTACGCAACCAGCGATGTAATGCAAATTACATTAAGCGTTCGTTTTGACAATGCTGATATCCACTCTGCACAGGTTGCTGATGCTAACGAAAACGGCGCATTGACAACAGGTGGTAGTTTATCTACACAAGGTTATAACAACGCATTGACTGGCGCATAAAAGAGGTAATACATGGCGGCAAGAACAGACGCTATGAATTGGTATAGATTGGGCGAACCGGCTTGGACATCGGTTCGCCCAAAGTATCTTTTTCAAGTAAGATTTTTTATTAGTACGGATACCGACTTGCAAGAGTTGGGTAGAGGTTTAACTAACCGAGTAAGAACCGTCGAACTTCCAAAATATAGTATTGAAACTGAAGCAGTAAACGCATGGAATCTGCGACAGTTTGTAGCCACAAAAATAAATTTTGAACCAGTTAGTATTACATTTAATGACACCCTGGATAACACAGTGGCTAAATTTGTTGCCACTTACATGGACAGACTTTCAGGTAATTTTACTCAAGAAGAAGATGCCGGTAAAGTAAGAACTGGCTTTGACGGTTTTGGTATTAAGTTACAGGATGCAAAAAGAGATGCTATCATAGATAAAATCGAAATAATCAGATTTCATGGCGCAGACGAGACACGAGAAAATTTACAAAAAGAAGCAGTCACAACACTATGGAGACCTAAGATTGTTGATGTGCAACACGATACATTAGACTATAGTGCCAGCGAAGCAGTTACTTGGACCTTTAGTATTAGATACGAAAGTTTAACTTACACGCAATCTACTGAAGGTAATCAATAATGTCTGCACCTATAGAAACTTCAAAGTACGACCTTTTATACGGAAAAATACTTTCCTTTGTAAGAGAGCCTGTTCGTGCCAGGGAGTTAACAAATGTTTTGTATCAAATAGGCGAGGAATTAGGACTAACTCATGCCGACCTTGTTCGTTACATTGGTAAAAATGGTTTACAGTTTGACAACGATGTTTTTGCAAAATTAAATCAAGCAAGAACAAATAGTAGCCAAATAGGATTCTTAGACAAAGAAAATATACCCGGTCCCATAAGACAGCAGGTGGTCTAATTGGCAAATAATTACATGCAAGGTTTTTATACTTTGCTTAATCCTGACAAATACATTGGCAGCGGAACTCCAAAATACAGAAGCGGCTGGGAACTAACAGTGATGCGTTTCTGTGACAATCATCCTGCGGTAGTCGGCTGGGGCAGTGAATGCTTACGCATACCATATCGTAATCCTTTTAACGGTCGCAACACATTTTATGTTCCTGATTTTTTAATAACTTATCAAGACAAAAATGGAAATAAAATCAGCGAAGTAGTTGAAGTAAAACCCCGAGCTCAAGCAGTATTGGGTGAAGCAAGATCACAACAAGAAAAAGCCGCAGTGGTTTTAAACATGGCTAAATGGGAAGCTTGTAAAGCATGGTGTCAAAAACACGGTTTGAGGTTTAGAATTCTCACTGAAGAAGATATATATAATAACTGGCAACCGAGAAGCAAGCCTAAAAAACCAAGATCCAGAACAAGATGACAAAAAAGCTAGAAGATTTTTTTAATGTTGAACCACTAGAAATTGATCGAAGCGAAAGCACCAATGAAGATCAATTAGAATTAGTCAAGACATCTAACGAGATGCCAGCTGAACTAATAATTAAAGAGCAGTTATCTATTGCAGATAGAATAGACGAAGCTTTACCGCAAGTCAAAGGGCTAGAAATTGACGATAAAAGTTTCGATGACTATGCTGAAAAAGCCATGGATAGTTTTGAAAAACTCATGGATCTTGGAATGAATGTTGATGATAGAAATGCCGGACAAATTTTTGATGTCGCTAGCAAGATGATGAATAATGCAATCAGTGCAAAAACAGCAAAGCTTGATAAAAAGCTTAAGATGGTCGAGTTACAACTCAGAGCAGCTAGACTAGCCAATGACACAAAAGACAAAGATCCCGAGCCTCAAGCTGCTGGCGATCTTAGCACAGACAGAAATGCTATCCTCAACTTAATCAATCAAAACTTAAAAAATAAACAGTAATACAAAAGTAGGTCGATATACTACTATCCTAGGCATAGATAGTAGTATGAAAATTCTCGAAATAATCAATGAGGATCGAAACTATACAAAAACAGTAGGCAAATTAAGACCTGATCAAATTAGCACATTGCCCAGTGCCCATTTAGTTTCTGGAACAGCAGACAGGGTCTATGATTTATATAGACTAGGGCTTAAAGCCGCAGAAGCCGACGGCATTCATCCTATAAAAGGCAGCAGTGAAAGTTGGGTGGGCAGGAATAACACTATTCATCCTTATACAAAAAACGAAGCAGATATGCTAAAACACGCTTACAAAGCCAATGGTTTAGTATGGACGGACGAGCTAGCACCAAATACACAGAACAAAAGCATTGAGCCTAAAAATACTCATAAAGTTAGTCCTGTTGCAGGTACAACTTGGAAAAAGTATACATCATAGCTTAGATCCATTGTAACTACCGAAACCTTAGAAACGAAGATAAATAAAGTATCGGAGAAATACAATGGCAACTCTAAGAGAATATATCGAACAGCTTCAACAGAAGCACGACATTAGAATTAAAATAGCATGTGAAGTCTCGGACGAAATGATGGACAAGATTGAGCGTCACTTGGAAAAGTATGATGTTCAAAAAGTAAACAAACCAAACAAAACTATCCTTCAAGCTCGCCCTTTAGATTTTCCTAACATGGACATGGCAGAAGTTTATATCATTGACTTTACTTGTCATTTGCCCGTTAGCACAGGCATGTTGCATCAAGAACTAGCAAAGCTATTGAATATGCAAGAAGGAATGATTGTGGTTCGAAACGCAAACGAACCAAGAGAAGTCGAAGCAGAACATGACGAAGAAGCAGAAAAATTTAAGAAAAAGCCAGAGAAGTTAGAAGCCAAATTAGGCACAGACTACAGTAAAGACGAAGCTGCCGAACAAAAAGCAGACGAGTTATATGGCGACAAATTTAACACCAGTTTCTTAAAAGAATTAAAGAAAATAAGCGACAGCCGTAGAAAAGAACTTGGACAAAAGAAAGTTTCTGATCCGGATGTGCCAGCAAGCTCACCAGAGATCGGTGATAGCAAAACAACAAACAAGACCAGTCCTGTTGCCAATCGCGGCCCAGTGGTTATTAAAGGAAAATAAAATGGATCTATTTAACATTCTACAAAAGCTACAAGCAATCGGACAAGTAACTGAAGCAGAAGAAAAATGCTCTGAGTGCGGTCATACACCATGCGAGTGCGACGATAAAGAAAAAGTTGAAGAAGCTAAAAAGCCAGATGCAGACGGCGACGGTGTGCCTGATTGGGCTGACAAAAAACCTGGCGCTGACGACAAAGAAGAAAAAGTCGATGAAGGCGCAATGGATAAACTAAAAGCATTTGGTAAAAAAGCTTTAGATACATTAGGTCACGGTGACGACGAAGCAATGATCAAAGACTTACAGCGTAAGATGGGTGTACCACAAACAGGTAAAAAGCCAGAAGCAGAGCCAGAGAAGCAAGTTAAAGAAAGCGAACTAGATTTATTGCGTAAGCTAGCTGGTTTACAAGAAGCAAAGATTGATGAAGATGATGTCGAAGAAGGCAATGAATTCAGCGGCGCATTACAAAAAGCTAAAGCAGCCGGTGAAGAAGAATTCGAAGTCGGTGGCAAGAAATATAAAGTAAACGAATGCGGTGATATGGATCAAATGGCACAAATGAGTCCTATGAGCAGTGTCAGCGACATGGCAACACCAGTTCAAGTTATCCAAAGTCCAGACGCAGAAATGGCAGCAAGCGAAGAGCAACCAGAAATGGCACAAGAACAAGAGCCGGCAAGATATACACTAACTATTTCTAACGGTGACAGCAACCTAAGCATGACAACAGATGTTCCTGATGAAATTATTCACATCATGAAGCTAGCTGGTGTCAACAAAGGTGCAGAAGTAACTAAGCAAGCCGCTCCAGAAGCCGGCGAAAAAGAAGTAGAAGAAGCTTGGGGCAACACTCCAACAGCTACTAAAGAAAAAGAACCACATGCCTACGGAGACATTCGTGACTGGGCAATGAAAGGCACTGGCGGCGGCAAAGCTGGCAGCGCAGCCAACAAGCCATACGGAAGTGGCGATAATCCTTTAAGCGAAGACGCCATTCTTGGCGACTATAAACTATTCAAGTCTAGCAAATGAGCGGCACCCCGGTACTTGTAAAAGCGCCATATAAAAAAGAAAGTTATACAGAAGATCAGATAGCGGAGATTGTAAAATCCGCTACTGATCCTGTTTACTTTATTCAAAAGTATATGTGGGTGCAACACCCAACAAAAGGTCGTGTACGATTCATGCTATACGACTATCAAGTAGAACTAATAAACTGCTACCACAACAATCGTTACAGCATTAATATGCTTGGACGACAAATGGGTAAGTCAACTTGCGCCGCAGGCTATTTGTTATGGTATGCAATGTTTGTTCCGGATAGTACAATTCTTATTGCCGCGCATAAGCACACAGGTTCACAGGAAATTATGCAACGGGTTCGTTTCATGTACGAAAACTTACCCGAATGGATCAAAGCAGGTGCAACTAGTTACAACAAAGGTAGCATCGACTTTGATAATGGAAGTCGTATTGTCAGTGCCACAACAACAGAAAACACTGGTCGTGGTATGTCTTTGACACTAGTATACTTAGACGAGTTTGCTTTCGTTCCGCCCAGGATTGCCAAAGAGTTTTGGACAGCACTAAGCCCAACATTATCTACAGGCGGTAAGTGTATTATTACAAGCACGCCTAACCAGGATAACGACCAGTTTGCTCAAATTTGGAACGATGCTGAAAAGAAATTTGATGAATACGGCAACTTCAAACTAGTTGGTAAAAACGGGTTTGCTAGTATTAAGTTTGTTTGGAGTGATCACCCTGACAGAGATGCTGCCTGGGGCGAGCACGAAAAAAGCAAAATTGGTGAAGAACGATTTATGCGAGAACATGAATGTAAATTCATTACCGCGGACGAAACTTTAATCAGTAGCATGAAACTAACAAACTTAGTCGGTGTAGATCCAATTAACAGGGTTGGTCAGTTGCGTGTTTATACACCCGTTGACAAAGAAAAAATTTATATTGCAGCCTGGGATCCTAGCCTAGGTACAGGTGGTGATGCAGCCGCTATTGAAATTTTTTGTTTACCTGACTTAGTTCAAGTAGCAGAGTGGCAGCATAATAAAACAGATATACGGGGACAGCTCAGGAACTTGGTTGCTATTTTAGACTGGCTAAAAGAACAAGGCGTTCAAAACGATAACATCTATTGGAGCGTTGAAAACAATACGCTAGGAGAAGCGGCTCTTGTAGCTATTGCAGAATATGGCGAAGAACGAATAGCAGGACATTTTATCACAGAACCCGGTGCCAAACGCAGGGGTTTTAACACTACAAACAAAAGCAAACTTGCGGCTTGTACCAAGCTCAAATACTATGTTGAAACAGGCAAAATGGTACCAAAAAGCAAAAACCTAGTTCAAGAGTTAAAAACATTTGTAGCACACGGAGCAAGTTTTGCAGCCAAGGAAGGCGAAACAGACGATCTGGTCATGGGTACAATTCTAGCAGTCAGGCTAGTAGAGTACATTATGAAATATGACGAAGTAACTTACAATACACTAGTTGAGCGAACTAGCAGTGATTTCCTTGCCCCTATGCCAATTGGTATAATTTAATAAGAAATAGGTAAATATATACATGGTAGATTACAACGAAATTGCGGATAGAATTTTTGACCAGCTTAAGGGGTTTGGGCATACAATTATCATTTTTGATAAAGGTGGCCGCCAAACAGCTGATGCCAAGAAAGGTCGCAGTTTCTATAGCAAAGATCAAAAATTTACAGTCGAACTTAAAGATAGCTCGGAAGAAGATAATAAAAATAAGAATGTTATCAAAATTAAGTACGGCGCAGGAACAGATTTAGACAAGATTAAAAAGCTTATTGCCACAATACGAAACGGCATAGCAAAAAAATACTTATTAGGAGTTGATGTTATGCCATACACTGGTAAAGACATAGAATTAAAGGATGTAGATAATATGGTTAAAGAAGGCCTAAGTCCAACAATGGGCTCAACAAAAACTAGCTATCAGCAAACAGAAGGCGCTAAATTAATCATTCGCCACAACAAACCAGTAAACGAAGAAGTTCGTGGTAGTCGTAGTCGCAATATCAGTGCATTGTTTATTGAAAATGCACAAGGCGAACGATTCAAATATCCTTATAACCATTTACTAGCAGCTCGCACAATGACACAGCATGTGGCAGAAGGCGGAACACCATACGATCAACTTGGACAAAAGATCATTAGCCTAAGCGAAGAAAGAAACCAACTTATTCAAGTTAGTAGTTACATCAAAAGCCATGGCTTACAAGAACAAGCAGGTGATGTTCACGGTGCAGTAACTTATCGTTTAAGCGAAATTAAAAGCTTGTTGGGCAAATATAACCCAGAGCGTATTACCGCAGACATTCACGAAGCAGACGAATCTAATCTGGAAGAACTGAAAGAACGACTAACTAAAAACATTTTTGACGAAAGCATCGACGGCATATTACCAAAACTAAATGGCTACATAAAAGAATTTAAACAACAAAACGCTTACAAAGAACAGTTCGAATCACTAAAACAACAAGTAGAAGAATCAGAAACTATTCAAGTAAGTTCTTTACCAGATTTAGATTTAATGAGTATGGTTGTCTACGAAAGTCCGACTATCAACACAACAGAATTGATTAATATGGTATTACCAGTATTGGAAGACCAAGAAATCAAAAACGGTTTGGAGCAAGTTAGCAACTATGTTCGCGAAGGAAAAATTGACGCTATGGAAGCAGAGAATCTAACCCGTAGCATTATTGGCAAGTGCGAAGTAGCTCGTCCAAGACTAGCCGACTATATGGAAAACAAAGTATTTGAAAGCATTGCCAAAAAGTACAGTGTCGAACAAATACTGAAATGAAGAAGTAAATAATAGTGCAATTTTGCCAAAAGGTGAAATTGCACTTGTATAATAGACAATAGTTTGTTATACTATGTTCACAAGATAGGATGTCTTGTGTTCCAGGCAACTAAAATTTTTTAAACCCTGGCCTAACTTAGGAGAAAATTATGGCAACATCACTAGCAGAAATCCGTGCTCGACTACTCGAGCAAGAAAATCGTCAAAGCGGCACAAAAACTGGCGGCGGCGACAATGGAATTTTTCCGTTCTGGAATATTCCCGAAAACTCAACAACAATTCTTCGTTTCCTTCCTGATGGAGACGAATCTAATACTTTCCCATGGCGCGAACGCCAAATGATTCGTTTGGAGTTTGCCGGCGTTAAAGGCGGCGACGAAAGCAAGCGAGTTGTGGTACAAGTTCCTTGTATGGAGATGTGGAAAGAAACTTGTCCTATCCATGCAGAAATTCGTCCTTGGTTCAAAGACAAAGGACTTGAAGACTTGGGTCGTAAGTATTGGAAAAAGAAAAGCTACATTTTCCAAGGCTTTGTAGT